GTCGACCTCAAAGCATTCGCGCCCGCTGTAAAAAGCGAGACGGATGTGAAGGGGGAGGCACTCGCCGAAGCCGCAAACTTCGTCAAGTCGCTCGTGATTCCCGCAAAGGACCACAAGCGCTTCGGAGTGAAGGAAGTCGAGATGAAGCAGATCAACACCGACGCCGGATCTTTCGGCGCCGCTGTACCGACCGCGCTTGCATCGGCCATCCTCGAAAAGAAGGCGAAATTCGCCGTGATTCGCTCACGCGCATTCGCTTTTGAACTTTCGGGACCCTTCGATCTTCCGGTAGAAGGTGATGGAATCACGGGATACTGGATCGCGGGCGAAGTCGACGACTCGGATGATCCATGTATCGGTTCATACGCGAACCTCGTTTCAGAGTCGGAACCGACTTTGACGAAGAAGTCTCTCGGCGATCACTATCTCGCCGCTCTCGTGAAGGTATCGTGGAAATTGATGAACACCTCGGACTACAATATCGTCAACTACATCTCATCTCTTGCAGGTCGCAAACTTGCAGAGAAGGAGGAGGCGGCGTTTATTGCAGGAACCGGGACCGGCCAGCCGAAGGGTATCCGAACGGAGACTCTCACTTCGGTCGCACAGGATGGCGATTCATTGTCCTATCAGGACCTCGTGAATCTCTACTTCTTGCTTGCGCCGCAGTACCGCGCGAATGCCGTGTTCATCACCTCATCGATGGGAGCGAAGGCCATTGTCGGCCTCCGCGATTCACAGGAGCGCCCGATCTTTGCACCGGGTCAGCCGCTTGACGAACTTTTCCGAAAGCCGCTTCTTGAATCCGTGGACATCCCGGAAAATCTTGGTACAGGACAGGATACAACCGAAATTCTTTTCGGCGATCCTTTCTACTACTGGATCAAGGATGGTCAGTCTCTCGCGATGGCGACGCAGGATGTTATCGAGCGCCTTCAAACGAAGGTCCTCGTGTACGAAGCAGTCGACGGCAAACTCACTTTGACGGAGGCCTTCGTGAAACTCACCGGCGTCAAGGTCGAAGCGGCTTCATAGTCGCCTCGAATTCTTGCGATGACTCACTCGGGGAGTCGATCTTCCGGGATCACTCCTCGCAGAGTCCTCACAAGGGATCAACACCATGAAAAAGATCACGATCAAATTCATTCATCCATATCCGCCCTACAATGTCGGCGACATCGCGACATTCTTCGAGCGCGAAGCGGACCGACTCACGGACCGCGGTTTTGCGATGTATGTGTCCGGGAAGCCGGAGGTCGAATCACAGGCGGACCGCTTGAAGGCACTCCGCGGCGTCGGAACGAAGCATGTCCCGGTCCCTCCACAGACCCGGCACATTCCCGGTCCGGAGGAGACGAAAAAGGACGACGCGCCACAAGGCCCGCAGACGAGCGCAAAGCCGGAAACCTCATCCGATACCGCACCGAAGGGGAATCGACGCTCACAAGTGGAAGGAGCGGGCAAAAACAAGGCATCCCGAGGTCGCGGGAAGGCCGGAAAGGGTAAAAAATAGCATCTATGAATCTCACCACACGCCGAAAACTAAAACTCCACATCGGGATCCCCGCGGCGATCACGAGCAAGGACTCGCTCCTCGATCAGATCATCGAGGGCGCTTCGGCGTATATTGAAACCTACACGAACCGAAAATTCGGAGTCGAGGAATACACCGAAGTCCTCGACGGAACGCCGGAGGACGAGATCTTCTTGAAGCAATATCCGGTCGTCGATATTCTCTCGCTCACGATCTCCGGGAACGAGGTCGATCTCGACGCGGAGGAGGAATCAGATCAGATCATCCTCGACAAAGAAACCGGATCCGTCTATCGCGAAAACGGATTCGGGTCCGGACGAAAGGCGGTCCGCATCACATACACGGCCGGCTACAACTTGCCCGAGGCAAGCGATGAGTCCGGTCCCGAGGAATACGAGTCCGGAGGAGATGAGAATCTCCCGGCGGCAATTGAAGCCGCGGCGATTCGTCTCTCGGCCCGCGTGTATGAACGACGAACCGCGGAAGGAGTGTCCTCCGTATCGCCCGGATCGATGTCCGTGCAGTACAAGGACGCGGTCGACTCCGACATCGTGAACATCCTCGACGCTCACAAAAAGCGTCGCGTCTAGGCCTATGTACACGATGAGAACTTTCACAATTCAGCGCCTCACCGGGGAGGGCCGCAAAAAGTCGTATGCGGCGACCGGAGACATGATCTCCGGCTTCCTCGAAACGGCATCTCCGGAATTCACGGCGATCGTGGACGGAGAATTCGGAAAGACTTTTTCGCTCTTTTCGGATGAAGTATTCGCGGATGTGAAGATCGGCGACCGGCTCATCGACGGCGAGGATTCGCAGTCATACGATGTCCGCGGAGTCATGCCTCACAAGGACGCTCCCGGACGGAATGTGCAGATCGCGCTCACGCTCCCGATCGAGCAATAATTTTTCAATATGGAACTCAAACTCGAAATCGACGGAAAGGTACTTGAAAAGATAAAGGTCGCGGACCGAACGACGCGGACGATCTTTCAAGGCGCGGTCCGGGACGGATCGACGCTCATGATGGAAACCGCGATTCGCGAGACGCCGGCATCAACCGGCAACCTCCGAAAAAGCATTCGTCGGGAAATCAGCGGGTCCGGACTCCGGGCTTCGATCTTCCCTTCCGTCGTCTACGGCGCATCGCTCCACGGAAACTTCGACGGAACCGATGGCGCTTTCACTCCTCCTCGCACGATCCCGGCAAGGGAGGCGAAGGAGGGAGGAACGCTCTATCGATGGGCGAAGAAGAAGGGAATGAATCCGTGGGCCGTCCGCGCTTCGATCGCGAAGAAGGGCGTGAAGCGGAATCGATACCTCAAACGAGCAGCCGACGGATCGACGCTCGGCGTCCGAAACATCTTCGAGGATGCTCTCGGAAAACTTGCCGCATCGTTCGGCGACTAAAAAATCACCATGTATACAGCAATAAGACAAGCCATCATCGACCTCATCAACTCGGAATCCATCGAGAAGATCGAGGTCGCCTATCGAACGGACCGGAGCGAGATCTCCGGGTATCCGGCCGCGCTCGTCTTCCCTTCCGAACACGAGGCCGACTATCATCAAACCGGAGCCGGCGCGAACAAGGAGATCTATATCTTCACGATCCGCATTCTCTATCCCTTCACCGAAGGACAGGAAGAAGCGGACCTCGCGCTCGAAGAAGCGCTCGATGAGATGATCGGAGTCCTCCGCGATCGAAATGCGCTCGGCGCAGCGGCGGATTGGGTCGAGCCGGTCCCCGGGCGATGGGGGTATCAGAGTCGCGGAGATGGTACAATGCGAGTAGCGGAACTCAATGTCCGATGCGTCAAATACATCGAATAGTATGAGACACCGCATCGCGAAAAGAAAAACGATCGATCAGCGCGTGAAAGTCGAAACACGCGAGATCCGAGGAGGATCGATCGCAGTCAAGGTCGCATTCGACCTCCCTCGGAAAAAAACACTTATCAACAAAAAATAATTTTATAAATCTATGAGTATTCAACGAGGTGAAGATGTGATGTTCGGAGTCGGGCTTGAAGAATCCCGCGGAACCGGCGTCGCGCCGCAAGCGTGGATCCCGGGCCGTACACCTTCCGGCATCGCACCAGTAATCGACAAAGTCAACATCCGCGAGACGCGCGGATCAAAATTCGCGTCTCATTCTTCCGAGGCCGTGATGAAGCGGGTCGAGGGAGATCTTGAATTCAACCTTCGGGCGATCTCCTTCGGGTATCTCTTGAAGTCGCTTCTCGGAAGTGTGTCCTCACAGGCAGTCGTCGGACAGTCGGGCGTTTATGATCACACCTTCTCCGTGCTTCCTAACGATCCGGAGCATCCGACTCTCACGATCGGCTTGAATCAGCCGGCCGGACAGTCCTATCGCTTTTTGAAGGCGATGTGTTCGATGATCGGAATCGAGATCGTGCCGAATGATCTTGTGAAGGCGAACGCCTCATTCATCGCGGCAACCGAGGAAGCCGTCGCCGACTATGCGGATCCCGATCCCCTTGCGGCCGACTACTTCTTCCGCCATCAAGACGCTTCGATCAAACTCGCGGCGAATGTCGCGGGACTCGGCGCGGCGACTCCGATCAAGGTGAAGTCCTTGAAGGTGGATGTGCCGAACGGCGCTCGTCCGGATCAGAATGTGTCCGAACTCAACCCGGGGAATGTCCTCGCGACGACGCTCGAACCGAAATTCTCGGTCGAACTCGACTATCAAAACGAGGATCTCCACGACGCCTTCGACGATGGCGACTACTTCGCGATGCAACTCACGCTCGAACGAGCAGACATCACCATCGGAGCATCTACGCATCCGAAGATCACTCTCACCTTCCCGAGGGTATCGATCGAGAAGTGGACTCCGAATCGTCCTATCGACGACATCATGCGAGAAGCGGTCGACTTCGTCGTGCATTATTCAGAAACCGAGGGCTACGGCATCCGTCCGGTACTTCGCAACACACTCGCAGAGTATGAGGCGGAGGAAAGCGGATCCTAGTCAATAGAATCCTATGAGTGAACGAGAAACTCTCACCATCGAGACGCCAGTCTCAAAGACTCCGGTCGTGATCTACTCCTACATGACAGGAGGCGAGATGATGGACCTTGAAGGAATCGCAGTCGGATCCGGCATCAAGTCGGTCGACGGACGATCCGGCGAGATCAACATGAACGCAGAAAGCGCCTATCAAAAGCGCCTCCGCAAACTCGCGGACATCATGATCGTCTCTATCGGCGAAGCAAAGGAACCGGGCGAACGATGGAACGCGCTTCGTGCGCTCCGCGGTCCGGACTATGCTTTCGTCATGAAGGCAGTCGAGGCATCGGCGGCCGGCCTCTCACCAGACGAGGGAAAAGCATAGGCGGGACCTATCGCCGGCTATTCGAGGGGAAGGCCGTCGGCCAACTCGACCCGAAGATGCAGATGCTTGAAATAGCGAAGTATCTCGGAATCGGGTATAGCGATCTCGCCGAGTCCCCTCGATGGTTTCTCGAAATTGCGGGAATCCGTCTTCGTGAAGAAGGCGAATATCACGCATTCATCGCTCGGAAGAATTCTTCGTCGGGTGTAAAATAAACCTATGGCCGAAGCACGACTACAATTCCTCCTCGATCTCGAAGACCGCGTGTCGCCGGGAATGCAGAAGGTACAAACCTCGCTCGACAACTTCAAAGGGAAGGTCGAGGCGATGCAACCCGCTTTTCAAAAAATGGCGGTTATCGGCACGGCCGGCTTCGCCGCTATCACAGGCGCAGTCGGCCTTTCCGTAAAGGCGGCGATGGAAGCCGAGACGCAACAGGCGAGACTCGCGCAGATCATGAGGACCGCAACCGGAGCAAGCGACGAGCAGATCGAATCGCTCATTCAGCAAGCAGACGCCCTCGAACAAGTGGGCGTCGTTTCCGCGGATGCTATCAACGCGGCGCAGGGTACGCTTGCGACTTTCGACTTGCAAGCCGACTCGATTCAAAAACTCATTCCGTCATTCCTCAATATGGTCGTCGCCGAGAAGGGCGTCAACGCGACCACGGACGACATGATCGGCCTCGCAAACGGCCTCGGAAAGGTCCTTCAAGGACAAGTCGGAGCGCTCTCGAAACAGGGCTTCGTCTTCGATGAGGCAACGGAAGCGATCCTCAAAAACGGAACGGAGCAGGAGAAGGTGATCGCACTCGCCGGGATCCTCGATTCAACATACGAGGGACTCAATGAAACGATGCGCGGCACGACCGAAGGAGGCATCAAAGGCGCGACGATGGCCTTCGGCAAGATGCAAGAAGAAATCGGAAAAGCATTCCTCCCGACAGTCATCAAACTCACCGAGGCCATGACGCCGGTCCTCAACAAGATCACGGAATGGGTACAGGCGAACCCTAAACTCACGACGACGATCATCGCGGTATCGGCCGGGCTTTTTGCGCTCGTGGCCGTGGCCGGCACGATCGGACTCATCCTTCCGGCTATCATCACCGGATTCGGAATGCTTGCGACCGCCGCCGGCTTCCTCGGGACCGCATTCACGATCATGCTCGGTCCGGTCGGACTCATCATCCTCGCCATCGCCGCACTCGTGGCCGCGGGAGTCGCTATATATAAAAATTGGGAGACGATCGCGGCTTTCGCTTCGACTGTATGGGAAGGCATCAAGGAAACGATCGCCGGAGCGATGCAAAGGATCGCCGAGATCTTCTCCGCCGTATGGGAGGGAATCAAGGTCGCTTTTTGGGGATATGTCAACTTCGTGATCGGCTTGTGGGCGACCCTTCTCGACTTCCTCGTCCCCGGATGGGACACCGCGCTCGTCGCGATGTGGACCCGGGCCGTGGAGATATGGGAAGCGATCAAGGGAGCATTCGGCGAGGCCTTCGCCGTGATCAAAGCGACATTCACCGGATGGAGCGAATCACTCCTCGAAATGTGGACCGGGATGTGGACCGCCGTGAAGGAGGTTTTCGTCTCGATATGGGAAGCGATCGCGAGTGTGTTCGATAGCATCGTCGAAGGAATCAGATCCGCGATGGAGTCTCTCATCTCACCGATTCAAAAGGTGATCGACCTAGCGGAACGCGCCCTCGAACTCGCCGGAGGCGCGATCAAGTCCGGAGCCGGGAAGGTTTCTTCTCTCGTGAAAAGCATCATCTCACGAGGATCTTCGATCACCGGAAAGGCGATCGGCGGTCCGGTACTTGCCGGCACGCCGTACCTCGTGGGAGAGAATGGTCCCGAACTATTCATGCCGGGACAGTCCGGCGCCATCGCTCCGAATGGTCGATTCGGAGGAAGCACGATCAACCTCTACATCACCGGGAACACGCTTCTCGATCGTGATGCGGCTCGAAAGATCGGAGACGAGATGGTCCGCTACTTGAAGGCGAATGTGCGAGTATAGC